GAAAGACCAGAAAAATATGTATCCAAGAAAAACAATACACGAAAAATCAAGAAGAATTATTTATAAGCGATTTCATTTCATAACTTGTAAAAATGGGCGTTTTAAATGAGAAAAGGTGTAAAACTCCGTGTCTAAAAATTCCACAATTTATTTTTTCAATGATGATAAATTCTTTACAATGAGGGCATTCTAATATAGGTTCAGTCATTATTATTTAATATTAAATATATTATAATTACTATATTTATTTAAATTTTTATAAATTTATGAATTGCAGAAATCCATTCTTTCAGTTGATTTTGGTTTTCAAAAATATCTATATTTCCATCTAAAATTAATTGTTTTTGGCAAATACATTCTAGTGAAGATTTATCTAACATATTGTTGTGATACATATCACAACACTGTAAATATTCTAGTGGTATCAGATTTTCTCCTTCTCTTGCTCTCTTTAAAATTCTAGAATGACATTTTTCTGGAATAGTTTTTACGTATATTACTTTGTGAACAGGAAATTCTTCTGAAAATGTATGAAACCAATTTAAATAAATTTTATAATTAACTTCTTCAATTTTACCAGTATCATAAAGCATTTTTGCAAAAACCATTTTATCTGTGTATAAACTACGCTCTGATATGACTATTGTTTTATTAGAAGAGTTTATATTTTTTAAAGTATCCTTCAATACTTTTAATCTTGATATATACGCCATCATTTGAAAAGAAAATGCATATTTTTCTGTATTATCATAAAATTTTTCAAGAATTGTAATACCATTTTCATCTGTAATTTTTGCCCATTCATCAACAGGTTCTTTCAAAAATACAACATTATTGTTCCCCTTATAATGTTCTCGTAAATTTTCCATAAGTGTCGATTTACCCGAACCAATATTACCATCTATAGAAATTATTTCAATGTCAGACATATTTTATGTATATTATTCTTGTTTTATTTATATTATTTTATTTCAATTTTAAAAAAATTGAATATAAAAATAAACTTAAAGATAAATTCACATATTAAATACTTCACCAACAATGGACTTGAAACAAAGAAAGCTAAACAAATATGAATGGACCTCTATTGAGGTGTCTGTTCCAAAATCTGAAATTGACGTATTAAATATGATTATCAAAGGATATCATGATGTAAATATTAAAGTAAATGATACTAATTCTATCTTTACGTTTTTAAAGATAGAATATTCAGAAAAAATGGAAGACTATTTATTCAATAAATATTTTCGCGAACGCAGTGGTAAAATTGAAAATGAATTAAAATTACAAAAATCTTCCTATAAAAAGTTAAAAATTGATAGTGAAACAAAATTAAACTCTGCTGATAAAATTCGCTTAGAAAGATTTGACGAAAATACGTTAAAAAAGATTGATGTGTATGAATTTATATTATTATCTCACATGGAGCAAATTATATTTAGTAAAAAATCCGCAAACACCAAATTATTTCATTTTCATTATTTTACATTATATAAATTAATTAGAAATAATGTTATAAAATTAAATCATCATATAAAAGATTTGGTTATAAAAATATTAGAGTTATATGAAGATGAAATTGATAAATCATTAATCATTGAGAACGCAGTTGAATTTATTGAGAAAAATGACAGTTTATTAAAATATAGTGATTTAACACTATATGAGCATCAGAAAGAAATATTTTCATTAATTAAAATACCAAAACCTAAATTAATTTTATACATGGCTCCTACAGGAACTGGAAAAACATTGACACCAATTGCATTATCAGAACAAAAAAAAATTATATTTGTTTGTGCTGCAAGACATGTAGGATTGGCTTTAGCTAGAGCGGCTATTTCAGTTAATAAAAAAATTGCATTTGCATTTGGATGTGCAAGCGCAGATGATATTAGATTGCATTATTTTGCAGCAAAAGAATATACTATCAATAAACGCACTGGTGGTATAGGAAAGGTCGATAATAGTGTTGGCAATAATGTAGAAATTATGATTTGTGATATAAAATCTTATTTGCCTGCAATGTATTATATGTTGGCATTCTTTGATGCGAAGGATATAATTATGTATTGGGATGAACCTACAATTACATTAGATTATTCGGAACATGATTTTCATTCAACAATTAGAAAAAATTGGAAAAAAAATAAAATTCCTAATATAGTTTTATCATCTGCTACGTTACCTAAACAACAAGAACTTACAGAAACATTACCTGATTTCTTAAATAAATTTCCTGGTGCTGAAATTTATAATATAGTTAGTCACGATTGTAAAAAAACAATTCCTATAATTAATAAAGATGGCTATGTAGTATTACCACATTATTTACAAAGTGATTATAATAAAATGCTAGAAATTGCTAAACACTGTGGAGACTATCTAACGCTTCTTAGGTATTTTGACTTAAAAGAAGTTGTTCAATTTATTGCTTATGTGAATTCAAATAATTATGGCAATTCAAAAACTCGTCTAGAAAGACATTTTGACACATTAGATGATATCAATATGAAAAATATAAAAATATATTATATTCATATTTTACAAAATATAAATTCTAATAAATGGAGTTTAATATATACTCATTTTACACAATCTAGGCAGCCAAGAATATTAGAAAATAATACAATTGACACGAAAGGAAATAAAATTTCTAAAATTAGAAGTGTTGGACCTGGAATAAATTCTGAGACAATTAATTGTCATTTATCAGGAGCACCAATTACTAGATTATCTAGTGAGCAATTTACAAAAATACATACAGAAATTCCTAATAAAAATGGAACGTCAGGAGTGTATTTTACTACAAAGGATGCTTATACATTAACAGATGGTCCTACCATATTAATTTCAAATGACATTGAAAAAATTGCAAAGTTTTGTATTCAGCAAGCAAATATTCCGTCTATTGTAATGGATGATATAATGAAGAAAATTGAATATAACAATGTTATTAATGAAAGATTACATGAATTAGAATCTCAATTAGACGCAATTAAAGATGCAACTGAAAAAAAAGTTAAAAATGAAGTATCTGGATTTAATGGAAAACAAAAAATAGCAGGCAGAAGTAAATCAAATAAAGATAGTAAAAAAATGAATAAAGACGTTCCTCCTGAATTTGAAAACAAAGGAGAAATTCCAAAATTGACGCAAGAAATTAATGCTTTAAGATTAATGATTAAATCTGCTTCATTAAATGATACATTTATTCCTAATAGAAAAATGCATTTAGATAAATGGGCTGAAAGTATTGAAACCAAGTGTGCATTTACTAGTAATATTGACGAACAAATAGTATCTGATATAATGGCATTAAAGGGAGTTGATAATGTTTGGAAAGTATTGTTAATGATGGGAATTGGTGTCTTTATAAATCATGAAAATATTACTTACACAGAAATTATGAAAAAACTTGCGGATCAACAAAAATTGTATATGATTATTGCAACAAGCGATTATATTTATGGAACAAATTATCAATTTTGTCACGCATTTCTTAGTAAAGACTTAGATTTAACACAGGAAAAAATTATTCAAGCTATGGGAAGAATTGGAAGAAATAATATTCAACAAACATATACTGTAAGGTTTAGAGATGACGAACAAATTTTAAAGCTATTTACATGTGAAACTGATAAGCCTGAAATTATAAATATGAATAGATTATTTAATACGCGAAAGGTTATATGGCAAGATAATCAATATGTAGAAATTTATGATGATATTGAAAACGATGAAGGTAATGATGTTTATGAAGATTATCAAGATACTGATGACGAAAAAAGTAATTAAAATTTTAATTTTAATTTAAATTTAAATTTTAAAAAATTTACTATAAAAATTTGAAAATTAGTAATAAATTTTCTTTTTTCTTTTTATAAATAAATGGAAAAAAATATTATTACTAAAGAACCTGATAACGAGGATATAAAAGCGTTAAGTAATAATAAGGTTGATGTTGAAATTGAGCCAGATGTTAAATCAAATAAGATAAATTTACAAATGTGTTATTGTCCTATTGTTTTTTACTGTTTTACTAGACCTGAACCAAATAAGTTATTGTAAAAACCTTATATAAAATGATTTATCATAAACACCATTGTATTTTTCATTCAATGTTATATTTTTATCAGCTTCTATTGCTGGTGCATCTTCGGCTGCTAAACCAAGTATTTCTTGCCCGGCTTCTACAATTTCAATATCTGTATTTAAACTAAAATCAAATTCTTCCGATGCTTTGAATTTAATATATTCGATAAAATTTGCTATGCATAAATTTGTAGGCACGACAAAAGTCGCTATTTGTTCCGTATTTGCAATTTTAAAATGAAAATATGCGGTCTCCCTGATGTTATTCGTGATTGAGTTCATTTTTGTGTTATTATGATTTATGATATTAATAAATTCAATTAATATCATTTCAATTTTTTTAAATACTTAAATTTGGATTCATAAAACTAGATATTTCTTTAACCAAGTCTGGATTTAATACATATTTATTAATATGTTCATTTTTACCATCAATATTTATTTTTTCTCCTACAGCTTCAACTAGATTTAAATAAGGAAGACGAACTTCCATAAATGTTTTTACTTCTCTATATCTAGTTGTGCCTTCATAATTTAAACAATGTGTGATTTCTTTACCTTCTATATTTCTAAAATAATCATATCTACCACCATTATCACCATATCCGTAATTTTGTGAACTAACATAATATCCCAAAAATTTCTCTGTATTAGGTATAATACTCCCTATTTCATCACAAGTTTCTAAATTAGAAACATATGTACCCCATCTTGGTGTCTGAACATTTAATGTTTCATACGCTTTTCCTACTACGAATTTTTTATCATTTTGAAAAAACTTTGGTTTATTATCAATCATCAATTGTATTTGCATTATATTATAATATTTAAATAATTTTCAATTTTATATTATAATTTAAAATGTAATGAAAATTACTCTATAATTTTCACTTTATTTCATTCGTTGTCTTTTTTGGACAAAATAATTTATAAAGCTTGCCAAATCAATAATAATTGTTTTGTAATAATATTCATTCCTAATGGTAATAGTTGAAACAATAATAAACTTTAATAATTGAAACGATTAAACATAATTAAATTATAAAAAATCTAAAATATAATTTTATATATTCGTTTTTACGTTATATAAATACTATAAATAATATATATAATATATTATATATATGTCAAAAATTAAATTAATTTATGATATACGCGCTACTTGGGAAAATGATTATATAAAAGAGTTATTTTGTAATATAGATTATGATATAATATATGTAATTCCTGAAATATTAAAAAATAAATTAGAACAAGAAAATGAAATTAGTAATAATAATATTTTGGTGTTTTCTTCGAACACGTATTCTTTTGATGAAATACTTAAAATAGTTTTAAGGATAAAACCAATTATAATAGTACATTTATCTGATGAATGGGGTGTTAAACCACAGTTTACATTATTAGCATCATGTACAGAACTATTATTGCATCAACACCATTTTAATCATTATCCGTATGATAATTTTAATAATATTATTCAAATCCCTTTAGGATATATGTCAGGCATGTTTAATAAAGAAAATGCGCTAGATTATAAAGTTAAACCAATAAGAGAAAGAAAATATAAATGGTCTTTTGTTGGAAATATGAAAAAACAAAATAGATTAGAATTGATAAATAAATTTTCAAAAAAAATTAGTACAAATTTTATTGGAAATAATATAGCACCATCAAGTATGAGGGATATTTATAATGATAGTATTTTTGTTCCAAATGGAATAGGTAATGTTGTAATAGATTGTTTCAGAATATATGAAGCAATTTTATGTGGAAGTATTCCAATTATTGTATGTCAAGAGAAAGAATTTAACGATACATTTTATTATAATAATGATATACCGCCATTTATTTTTGAAAAAACATGGGATGATGCTGTAAATAAATGTGAGTATTTATTAAATAACATTCAAGAAATTGAAAATATACAAGAAAAAAATTATGAATGGTTGAAAAAAAAAATTAAGTCAATACAAGAAATTGTTTATTCAATTGCAATGAATAATAAAAGCAACTAATTTATAAAATAAGGTCTTTAAAATCAATGCCATAAAGATTGTATATATTTGAAGCAACAGGCGTTAAAAGATGCTGGATATAAGTGTGAGATTTGGATTTATAATGGTAAGGGAGAGTTGGTGGAGAAATTTTGTTAATTATTGCTCCCGAAGCTTTGTCAGCAAACATTTATAAATATAAGACTATATATTAAATTTTAACAGGATAAATATCATTTTCTAAATCATCTACTACTTTGTTAGCTTGTGTTAATTTTTCTTGTATAGAAATTTTGTTTGATTTAGTTCCAATCCATATTTTATACAATTTAGGATGTTTTTCTACCTTGAAGAATTCTCGGCTTCTAGTTTGTTCTGGATTTAAAAATTCATGATAATATACTACATATTTTTTCATCATATCCTGTGCAATTCCTTCAGGTAAATCTTTGGCATTATATTTTCTTTCTCTTTTTGTTCCAGGTAAAATGCCTTTACAGTTACTATGTTGTTCTTCAAATGTAGCTAATCTTAAATTATTATAACAATTATTTAATTGGTCTCTGTCAATGTGGTCTACACTTATATTTTTTGTCCCCTTTCCATTTCCGTAACAATTCATAATTACTTGATGCATAGTTAATTTATTATTTCCTGTAATATAACCATTAGCTGCCGTAAACCAAGTAATTTTAATATCATTTTCTAATTCATAGTCTAATATTTTTTGATAACTTATAGGACATAATTTACATAAAGTATCTTTTTCACAATACATTAATATAATTTCTTCATTTTTTTCATTTATTACTTTCCAAAAAGGATTTTTAAAATGATAATAAGCGTGTACACCTCTGGATTTGCTGTGACCTTGATTAAATTCAATAACTTTATAATTATTTTCAATATATGCTTTTGCAGTATCTAAATCCATTTTATTCATATTATAAATTCATTATAAGATGAATATTTAATTCAATTTTATTACAATATAAAATGTATAACGAGTAACCGTGCGCTTAATTTGAATAAGCACTCTTATTCCCAAAAGTTTCCAAATGGGGAGGACTGTATCTTAAGCCAACTCGGGTTGATTAGACCTTCATTGTTGACCCATATCCGTTCAGTCTCTGACGCCCTACCACATCCTATCATAGCGGACAGAGGTAGTGAGCATGCGGGTTGCCCAATCTTTTTCATTATTACCATACCCAAGTTCATTACTCTTGGCCAGATAAAACTTTCGTATTTATCCTTGGTAGAAAAAGCTCTAAGGGGTTTCCCGAACAACAAGATATGTTGCAATAGTCAAATAGTAAGTAAATAACTATTACTAGCAGTTGGACTGGGATGAAATTTGCGACGTCCAAAATGGTTTTCTATAGTAAGAGGTCGCTTTACTATAGCATACTGCTTTTCGGCCCTGATTAGACGAATTAACATTCGCAGGTTAAGGCCTCCCATACCACTCATAATTCTCAACACGTTGTAGTTGGTGGCGTAAACACGCACCTTGGCAGTCTTGGTTCCCTCAACGGTAGCGTTGGAGAGAACAAGTTGCAAGGTGGCGTTATCAATTCTGGAGAAGTTGCACGTGCCCGAGGGTTGGTGCTCTTCAGGGCGAAGGGCGAATGAGTACACGTTAATACCTTCATCGGGGTTTCTGGTGTGAGCTTGGTAAGGTTGGACCCAAGAGAAGTAGGATCCTTCGCGCTCAGAGAAGCGGTCTTGGCCGTTAAGTTGGAGCTTAGCGGTGACGACGGGGTTTTGGCCCCAGCAGTGCATATCCAAGGAAGTCTCAGAAAGGACGAAAGTACCAGCATCAGAGACACCAGAGTTGTCATTGGTAGTAGGTCCACCACCGTTAACAACACCAGAATATGCTCCGCTACCAGAGTTAGCAATAAGACTAGCAAGAGCCGCAGCAGAAGCATTATTAACAGGAGGTTGAGGACCGCCTAAATTTGGCTCATTGTAAGGGTTTGTGGGGCCGTGCCAGTAACCACTGAAACCAGTCCATTCTTGGCCGGGGATGTAGTCAAGAGCACCTGCATCATGGAAAAGACCATTAGCATCAATGTATGCACGAGAGTCAGCGGCAACAGCAGCGGGACCTCCGAAAGCGTGGATAGCGTTAGGGAGGGCGTCAATAGCATCAGTGTAGTTGAAAGGTTGAGCACCAAGAACCTTGAAAAGGAGAGCGTCACAAGTCAAGGAAGAGCAGTAGTCAACGTTTTGATCGGGTTGGACAACCCAGATAAGCTCCTTAACGGGGTGGTTGAAGTTGAGCTTGATCTTGTTGGAAGACGAACCAACAGACTCATCACCAGTGAATTGAAGTTGGGTAATCAAATACTCGTGAGGATTTTGAGCCATTCTGCGACGTTCATCAGTATCCAAGAAGACATAGTCAACGTAGAGAGAAGCAGCAACCAAAGATTGATTGTAGGCAATGGTAGCAGGAACGGGGCGACCAATAGAGTATTGGCCAGCAGCACCACCATAGGGGTTCGAGTTGCAGTTCAATGTGGTGACAGCCCACAAGCACTCATCAATAGGACGGATATCAAGGTTAATCTTGACTTCGTGATATTGAAGAGCAATCAAAGGCAAAGCAAGACCAGGGTTGGTGCAGAACCAGAATTGAAGAGGAACGTAAAGAGTTGTCTCAGGAAGAGCGTTACGGGGAGCGCAAACTTGACGGGGAGCCAAAGAGTCACAAGGAGATTCAACATCAGAGAAAGAAGGATCAGTGATGAAGGTAAGTTGAGTGGTGTTACCAATCATGTTCCAGTAGCCGCGTTGTTGCTCAGCAGTCATTGTAAGTTGGTTCCAGATGTGCATCCAGTCACCATATTGGCGGTCAATTCTTTGGCCGCCAATTTCGACCTCAACTTGGGCGACAAGTTGCTCACCGGGGAAATCCAACCAACGAGCATAGACACCGGTGTTTGCACCGGTAGTGTAGTTTCCGAGACCCATAAGTTGGTTGATCTCAGGAAGAGTAACTTGTAAATATGTGCGGTAAGCAAGATCTCCGTTTCTGGAGATGACACATTGGACACGACGTCCAAAATCAGCTTGACCATTGAAAGTTTGTTCAATAGACTCAATTGCAAAGTTAGTATATCTGCGATACGTAACTTTCCAGAAAGTAATTTGAGGATTACCTGTACATTTCCTCTACCTTATTTTTCAATAAGGATTAGACTATATCTTAAGAATATTTATTTTATCTTTGTTATCATATTTTTCATAACTTGTAGCATTTAAAATAAATTCTTCCGAAAACCATTTAGTCGTTGAACCTTCTTCTTTAAAATTTTCTAATTGTTTTAAAATATAATTTATTTGATTTATATCAATGTCTTTTTTAGATGAATTAAATTTGATTGTAACTGGCATTAAATTAGACCAATTCCAACATTTTAATTTTTCATTTTCATCAGTCAAATCAAAATTGCAAACAGGAATAATATGATCTATAGACCAAAATGTTCCATAATTATTCCAATTCATATCGCAAGTAAAATTGTATTCGAACCATTCTCTTAAATACTGAATATTACAACCAATATAATTCATTGTTGTATCATTTTTAACAATAACACTTCTTAAACGTGCTGCTAATGATTTTTTTAACCTATAATTAATATTTGTTAATCTTTCATTTTTACACCACGCATTTTTCTGTTTTGTTAAAAATTCAGGATAACAAGAAATACAAATTTTTGTTTTATAAAACTTTTTAAGTTTTGTGAATTCTTTTAATACTTTTTCTTCTTCACATAATTCACATTTTGCTTTTAAAGTTTCGCGTTTTTTTTGTCGTAGTTTTTGTTTTCTTATTTTATCCTCTTCGTTTAAACATTTTTTACATGTTTTAGAATATGAATTTTCTCTATCAGTATATTTGCGATATTCATCGTTTGATTTATAATTTTCACATTTATTACATTGTTTTAATTCTATTTCGATTGACATTTGCATTAATATAATATTTTATATTTATATGTATTTTTAAAATAATAAAGAAGCTTGGATGCTCATTGCCCATTTCAATTAAATTTATATCATTTAACATCATCTTATTCATTTTTACTATACCCAAGTTTTTTGTCTTGGCCACATTTTTTTTGCAAAAAATGCTTAGTAGAATAAGTTTTAGGGGTTTCAAGCAGTTTGATTTTCTCACTAGGGTTTTTCATTTGAATTTTATATAATTCAATATCCCTAATTAACATCAGTGGCACTTCTAAAAGTGTCCACAAAGGGCTTTATGAATATCTTATTTTTTCGATATTCCCCGATGTTTTTCTACCCTACAGGTTTTTAAGGTAAACATCTTGGGCGCCATAGGCGACGAGTTGCATTAATCCACCTCCCATTTTATACAATTGCTAAAGAAAATAATTTTCAAAATTTTAATTTAATTAAATTAAATTAAAATAAATTAATTTACTACAAATAATATACAATATTCTCATGAGATTATTTTACTCAAATCTAAATTGGTCTTCATAAATTTCATTAAATACGTATCTTCTAGCACTTCTTTTTTACCTTCGTGATTTTTTGAAAAAACATAAGCATCATTACGTTTTTTTACAGACCAACCTTGTTCAATAGAATTAAAAAGTAATAACATTTTTTGAAATTTTATAATATCAACTTTTACATTATCATTTTCTAAATCTTTTAAAGAATCTAAATTTATTTTAATATCCATTAAATAATTTCTAGAAAAGTAATACAAAAATATAACTATTTATGTTTGTCTCTAAATATTTTTATTTTTTTTCATAGTTTAATATTTCAAAATCTTTATTATAAATCTCATTTATTAAATTTATTGAATATTCATTTAAATAATCGTCATAATTTATATTATTTGGGTTCATATTCATTTTAATATTAAAATCTTTATATCCTAAATTTATCATATCACAATTTAATGTTTCTGTATGTAATATTTTTATATTTTCTATAAGTTTTTCATTTTCGTCCGTTATAAATGTATATTGTGGAACTACATGATTGTCGTGTTTTTCTTTTAAATATTCTTTAATTTTATCATACACTTCTTCTTTTGTAGTATCAATATTTATTTTTTTTAAATAAAATAAATCACTCATAACTTTATTATATGGATTTCTAACTATTGTTATAATTTCAATATTATTTGTATCTATTTTAAAAAAGTCTTTATATTTTATAATAGTATTATAAGTTAAATGTTGTAAGCTAGAATTTATTTCTGATTTATCTGTGAAACTTTTAATATTTTCAGTGCTCATTAATGATTTTAAATTTAAGGGAATTTTATATTTTACACTAAAATATTTTTCTAATGAACTGCCGCCAGTTTTTGGAATATGTATAAATAATACATTAATTTTGTTATTTTTGAAATAAGGCATTTATATAAAATATGTGTTATTTTTAATACAATTTGCCAATAAATGCAAAATCCTTAAGTTTTATTCTTATTTTATTAATTACACTCATTGAATTGTCTGTAACATATTGACATGATAACATTATACGTTTTTGATTATTGCAAATTTTAGATGCTCTATGATATAGATAATTACCTTCAAAGCATATTCCATTATTTGTCAAATCCATATCAACAACATTGTTATTTTTATCTTTAAATTGAAATTTTGTACATGTTAATGTATGTGTTATAGGAATTAATACTGTAAAAAATCTGCCATTATAATAATTATAATCATAATGCCAGTTTATCCAATCGCCTTCTTTTTCATAAATTATAATCGCACACGATGTAGGAAAATTTAGAGCTGTAGGATATAATTTTAACCCAGTTAGATTAGACATTTTTTTACATAGTTCATTTTGATAATATGATATTAGATTTGGAGAGTTATCTACAATGTTTTTTGTAGGAATTGTTATACCTTTTCTATTTGGTAACGCACAATTAAAAATATTTTCTGGATAACTTGTAATAGAAACACGTTTTTGTATATTTTTATTTTCTATCATACTGTCTATATCAGTTAAAATAGTTTGATTTAATTCCACATTAAAATCTTTTATTAAACAAAATTTATCTTGACAAATATATTCTTTGTTTATTTGACAGGAACCTGAATTATAAGCATATATTATAATTAAAATTATAATTATTAATATTGTAATTGATAATAATTTTATATAATTTATTATTTTCATTATATAATATTTTAATATATTATTTCTTACTATTACAAATTAAATAAATATTATTTAAATTATTTAAAGGAAACATGCCAAATTTTAAGCCAAAAACTAACAAAAAAATAAAATTTAATAAAAAAACATCTATCACGTTAGATGCAAAACATAAAGAATTCTTAAATGAATTTAATAAAGATGATATTAATACAATTCCAGAATTAAAAATTGAGAGAAGTGAAATACAGAAAAAAATACTAGATGAAAATGAAATTTTAACTATAGAACAACGTTTAGATTTGGAAGATAAAATAAATGAAATTACAAAAACAATTAAACAACTTAAAATTAAAAAAAAAGAATATTTTTTAGATAATTCACATTATATTTTTGAATATTTTGAGAATAAAAAAAACATATCAGACGGTAATAATATGCAAAAACAAACTAATAAATCAAAACTAGTTAATTCTTTTTTTAAAATAAAAGATGAAAAAGAAATTGATAAAATTACACAGAGAGAGAATAATAATATTGTTCAAAAATATTTAAGCAATATCGACGATACTTTTCTTGACGTAAATACGTTTATTTCTCAAACTGATATATGTCAAACATGTCATAAAGGAGAGCTTATTCCAATTGAAGAAGAGGGAATAATGGTTTGTAATAGTTGTTCAAGAAGTATTTCATATTTAATTGAAAACGAGAAACCATCCTACAAGGAACCTCCAAAGGAAGTTTGTTTTTATGCTTACAAAAGAATTAATCACTTTAAAGAAATATTAGCTCAATTTCAAGGGAAAGAAACAACTCAAATTCCATCAGATGTAATTGAAAATATAAAACTTCAAATAAAAAAAGAGAGAATTGAGATATCTCAAATTACAAATTCTAAAACAAAAGAAATCCTAAAAAAGTTAGGCTATAATAAATATTATGAACACATACCATTTATTAAAGATAAATTAGGAATAAAACCTCCAATTATGTCACCTGAATTGGAGGAAACTTTATGTAATCTTTTTATTGAATTACAGGCACCATATTCTAAATATTGTCCTGACGATAGAGTTAACTTTCTAAATTATTATTATACAGCTTATAAGCTTTGTGAGCTTTTAGGAGAAGATAAATATTTACCATTATTTCCATTACTTAAAGATAGAGAGAAAAGAATAGAACAGGATGATATATGGAAAAAAATATGTGAAGAATTAGATTGGGAATTTATACCTACTATTTAATTTTTTGTTTTTTATTTTTTTAAAAATCCTAGAATTATATCCTTTGCAAAATCTTGTGCTATTTTTTTTTTAACATTATTCGCATATAATTTTTCTTGGCGAAATCTTTGTAGTACATTAAATGCTTCTGTATCATTATTTTTATTAATATTTGTAAAACAATTATCTGATAATTTTACTTCTCTCGCATTATCACTTGTAGATAAAAGTGTTGAATTATTTTCTTCATTATAAAATCCACTTGGTATTATTATTGCTCCATCTCCTGCATTTTCTGGATTATTTGTATCTAAATTAATATTTATGTTTTTCAATTCATAAAATACTCTATTTTTTTCTGTTCTGGCAAAATATTGTGTATTTATTGTTTTACCAAATAATCGCATCATTACATACCATTTTCCACACAAATATATAAAACAACTAATGTATTTGTCTTCAATTATTATTTTACATTTTGTGTTATTATTATCATCTCCTAATTTTACGTAAAATTCTGGAATTTGCAATGATTCAATACTTTTGATTAAAACATTAGTAGGTGTTATATATATTATATGATTGTATATTCCATTCATATTTATACAAGTATTCCATGTTTGGTTTGTTTTACCTTTAAATTGTTGATCTAAAAAATTACAAGCAACAGTTGAATCAGGACAATTTGTATTTTGAGCCCCACCTTTTTTAAAAAACTTTCGTCTTTTTGTATATTTTTTTGACTTTTTTGATAATCTTTTATGTTTGTATTTTTTTGTATGGTTTTTTTTTGTCATATTATATATTACAATATATAATATAATATTTAATTTGTTGGTCTATAAGGGAATAATTGAAGTTCCCTTGTATTATATATTGAAAAATTAGGGTCATAATTATTTGCTCCTATACCATTTCCATAACAAGTTCCACCTCTTTGTTTATAAGTATATTTTCGTTTATGTTTGCGACTTTTGCGAGTTTTGCGACTTTTAGAGTATTTTTTATTTTTACGCATTGTTTTCCTGCGTCTTTTTTTTCCTCCAAATTCTCCGAATGAACCTGTTTCATTTAATGCTCTTGTTTCTTCTGTTGTATATCCTGAATTACGAGAACCAACAGATAAATCAGACATATTTAAAGGTCCTTCATCTTGATAGTCATTGTCCTCATTTTCAGCATTTTGAACATCATTTTCAGCATTATTCATATTGTCAGCTATTATTTTATGGTCAACATAATCAGGTAAATCAAGATCTGGATTTTCTAATTCGTTATACTCATTAATTATTTTTTGAACTTGTTCATATGTAATATTAAACTCATTTATTCTCCCAATTTGACCATCTGTAAATTCTAACCCTTTTAAGTAATTAGTTTGGTCTGCATTTAACATACCACCCTTCATATTTCTACGACTTTTTACCATAATATATTATGATTAGATTAAATATATTATGCTATATTGTTGGGTTAATTTAAAATCCACCTGGGAATTTTACGAGGTTTGCACCAATTCCAAATCCTGCACCACTTCTAGCGGTTGCACCCATAGAAGGAATATAGGTATCAAGAATGCTAAAGGTGGCGGCAGCAGTTAAGGCAATCAAAATAATTTCCTCAACATTTAGGGAACGTTTAGGGATAGCATAAGCAGCAATGGCAACCATTAAACCTTCAACGAGGTACTTAATAATTCTCTTAACGAGTTCTCCAACGTTAATCAATCCGTTCATTATATTAAATAAAAAGAAAAAAATATATATATTGCGATAAAAAACTTAAAATTAAATACAATAAATTACTAAATGGATCGTTCTAAAGATAAGAGTTCTAAGAAATCAGGTTTTGAGAGAAAACAAAATAATGGAAAAACAAATCCTAAATATGTTGATTTATTAGAAGAAGATAAGGCTATAGCCGGTCAAAAATTTGTGTGTGTCTCTTTTTGTTCTCCCGAAAAAATTCTTAAAGATAAGCAGTTATTTTTCTTTGAACAGTTTCTAAAGAAGTGGGAGTTTAATAAATCAATGGAAAAATTCGTACAATTCCTAAATTTTATTTCATTTAAATACAATATTTCTTTTGATGACGTATCTAATGATTTTAAGGATTTTGTCAAAGAAGAAAATGAAGCTTTATCTAAGATTAATATGGATGATGATTACAAAACATTTCTTGATAACAATGAAGAAGATCTACAAAAGAAATTTGATTTAGCACATAATTTTCAAACTAGTACTAGAGGTCTTAAAATTCGAGGATCATATCCTACTCAAGAAGAAGCAGAAATGAGATGTAAATTGTTGAGAGAAATTGATCCCAATCATGATGTTTATGTTGGGCCTGTTGGGCTATGGATGCCTTGGGATCCAGAAGCTTACAAGACTGGACGTGTTGAATATATGGAAGATGAGCTTAATCAACTAATGCATGAAAAGAGTAAAAATGAATCAAACGCCAAGGTTGCATTTGAGCAGCGTATTAAAGAAACTAAACAAAAGGCTATTGAAGAAAATATTAAGAATGCTGAAAAATCCGGTAATATTTTGACACAAACTATTGATGAAAAAGGTAACCTTATCGGTGTTAATAATGTTAATACTCAAGAGGCTAAATTAAAAGAACAAGAAAATATTTCTACAGCAGATATTTGTATGGAATTATTTGAGGGCGAAAATGTTGTTACTGGTAAAACAGATAATGGACAAAGTCTTTTAGTTAGTGGTCCTTTTGCAACAAAAAATAAAAAAGATTAATATAAATATAAAGGATTAATATAAATATAAAGGATTATTTAAAAAATAATTTAAAAGATAACTAAATAATATAATTATTATGAAAATTTGTTATATTATTTCTACTTGTGATAAATATTTGGATACAAGAGTTAAGTATCAAATGGAAACAATGTTTAAAAATGTTAATAGAGAAGATATATATTATCTCACATCAAAACCTAATCATAATGAGAGACAATTTGGATGGTATACTATGGATGACCCAAAAAATATTACTTGGAAGTATATTCATTTTATTTACAATATGAATATCCCTCAATACGATTGGTATATTTTTATAGATGACGATACATTTGTATTTAATCATAGACTTGAAGTTTTGCTATCATCATATAATTCTAACGAATGTTATTATATTGGTAAAGAATTAGACCATATTAAAGAAAAATTTTGTTTATATATGTCAGGCGGAGCTGGCTATGCTATATCTAAACCTTTATATTCGCTTATTGTTAATTATGTAAAAACTAATGGAATAAATTTATCTTTTAAACATTGGTGTGATGATTTATGTATTGGTCTTTGGATACAAGAAATTTCAAAGGAAAATACAGTTAAACAAATAAACAATGATTTATTTCATATTGGTATTGATGCTGATATTAATACAGCAATAACACTTCATAAACTTACTACTAGAGAACAATTTGATTATTATTATTATACTATTTTTGAGAAAGAACCCACTCAAAAAAAAATGAAATTTGAAAAAAAAGATATTGTTTTTGTTTTGGTAACTGATGCAAATTATTTTAATAAAGCAAAACGAACTATTAATGATTTAAGAACAAAAGGTAATTGGTGCAAAGACATTGTTTTAATCACTATTGACTTCGATTTAAATTCTAATTTTAAAGATTTTTATAATATTATTGAAGTTAAATTCCCAAGTATAGATAAAAGTAATTTGCTGAAAAAAATTGGAGAAAATGGATTTAATGATAGTACTGATAAGAGAGAAATTCAGAAATTAAATCAATGGGAAAAGTTTCATGTATTTGATGATTTTTTTTTAAAGTGGGGTCGCGTTGTTTATTTAGATTCTGGATTAAGAGTATTAGACGATGTAGAATTCTTACTCGAATTAGATTGTAAAAATAGATTGATCGCACCTAAAGATGGAAAATCATACGACAATTGTGAATTTAATACTCAATTAAGCTATGATAACCCAGAACTAGTAGAGTTATTCAAGAATGAATATGGAGATAATGCAATGAAATCAAATTATATGTTAAATTGTATGTGGATGTATGATACAAGTATTTTAAAATTGTGCAATAAAAATCAACTCATAGAATCAATGAATAAATACACATTTTGTAAGACAAATGAAATGGGAATTATGAACATCTTATTTCATTTTAAATATAAATTATGGGAAATGTTTCCTGCAAAAGCATCAAATGGTAAGTTTTTATTTGATTGGTGCGAGTTAAATCAACCTTATTATACAACTTGGAGAGAATATTGTTTCATTAAGTATCCTCTTAGTATTTCATTTGATGATGTTTAACATATTTTTCTAATTCTTTCTAGATTTTCTAGATTTTCTAGATTTTCTAGATTTTCTTTTATGTGTTCTTTTTCTTTTTCCACCATTTTTTTTAAGAATTTCTTCACCGAAAGGCAATTTTCTTTTACATATTATAATATTAGCTCCTTGTGAAGATGGTAATGTTTTAAAAGAACTACTGTAACTACCTGGTGCAAACTCTTTAACTATTAATTGTGCATAAGATACTTCTGCTTCACCTGTAATTTTTTGAGCATCTTCTAAATTCATTGCTTGCATACCTAAATATATTGGACTAGGTCCTCCACATACTGTATTTGCATTATCTGGGCAAGGTGTAGTGGCATTTATTGCCTGATAATTATCATTATTTGCTGAATAAATAGGGAAAGGATTTGTGTTTGGTTTGTTACCAAATGAGAAAAATGATTTTTTTTGTACTGGCGGAGGACTAATATTATTAAACTGATTTATTCGTTTAATTGGTTGTAAATTTGATGATGAACCTGATGACGATGATGAACTTGGCGATGATCTAGAATATGATAAACGCATTATATATATTTATAATATATAATTTCATCTAAATTATGTATTATTTATTTGTCTTATTTATTTGTCTTATTTATTTGTCTTATTTATTTGTCTTATTTTGCATTTCTACCATTTATTCGCTTTCTTCACACTGATTTTAGGTCCGCCACCACGTTTCTTAACATTATTTGGATCATATTGTTCCTCTTCATCATCATCTTTTAATCCTTTTGACAATTCCCAGAATTCTTTGGAACCTAATCTGAAGTCGCCGTGATTATCGGCTTTATACCAAAATACTTGATCGTGTAATTTGTTGGATTTAGAATTATTGTTAATTACCAAGCACTCATAATTTTCTGTACACTGATCCATCACTTGACAAAAGCTCTCAAAAGTGGGAAACATTCCAGCATAATTTTCATAAATACGCTTTCTGTTTGCGATATAATTTTCTCTCAAAATAAATACGTAATCAATGTTAGTTCTTAGTGTTGGAGGAATACCTAATGGATATTGCATTGTGATGATTAACATAACTTTCCAATGTCTCAATTATACCATTTTCATTCAGACATTTCCTTCTGAAATCACAAAATCTATGCTTTTTGAATGGGCATAGCATTCTCTCGAATGGGTTTAGACTATATCTTAAGGCATCATTGTAATTGGTTAGATTACTCAACCCCACGGGCGTTTAGTCGTTGAACTATCATCATGTCCTTACCAAAGCGGATTTAGATGACGAGCTGCGGGTTATCTTTATTTTATACCTTTTTACTATACCTTGTGTAATTAGCACAAGCCACTATTATATTTCTATAATAGTTTAGTAGTATAAACTTACCAAGACGTCTCCGCAATTTGGACGTGTCGCATATTGCTAAACAATACACTAGCCATTTTTTTAAAATGACTTCGGCAAACATTCACCGTTCATAAAAAGAAGTCTCATCATCTTATCACGTGCCCACGTGTTATCGTATAAACAATCATCTAATATAACAAATGCACGAGGATCAATTGTACTACGTTTATAAGTTTCTATTTCCTTTTTGATTTGCTTCAATACAGTACGTTGTCTTTTTAGAATATTCTCAATAATAGCAGTATTATATTCATTATGCACAAATAATTTTGGCACCATTTTTTCATAAAATCCGTTTCCTTCTTCTGTCCCAGAAATTACGGTTCCAATTGGTATATCTTGTTGATAATATAACAAATCTCTAACTAAGAAGGACTTTCCTGTGTCTCTCTTTCCAATTAAAACCACAACAGGTCCTTTGTTCTCATTTGGTTTGAAGCTGATATTCTTCATATCAAATTTTTTCAATTCTAAAGTCATTCTTATTATTATTTAGAATATTAATTTTATTATTTTTGACGAATTTTATATGTTAAATGCAAAAAATAAGTTAAAACCAATTATTATTTATATTTTAAGTTACTAAATGATTGAGGTTAATTATCAGAAACGAAAGAATATTGAACTTTTTAAAAGTTTAGAAGAACCAGATTTACTTTTTCTCTCTAATACTCAAAATTATATTCCAATTTACACAAAGTTTTTTTCACTAAATGAAACAAATTATAATAGTATAAATTTAAATAATAAATGGTATATTTCAAGTATTAATAATTCTAATGACGATTATTATTTATATAATTGTAGAATAAAGAATATATCAAATAATAAAACAAAAGATAAAGATGTATTTTTCAAAATGGCTCCATTATTAGACCCATATAAGTATTTAATTGGAAAATATAATATTCAAGATGAAAAATTATTTATTTTACCTAATTTGGATTCTACAGAAGATACATGTCATCCAAAATTTATTGACACCAATAATTCAGCTTATGTTGATGGTTTATTTTTATATTTAACAAGTAGTTTATTGCATACTCATAATTTTTCACATGGTGTAGATTATTATGGTTCTTTTTTAGGAATAAAAAATGATTTTATTATTAATGTATTTGATGATATTGATTATTTAAACAATTCTGATTTTTTTAATAAAAATAAAAATGTATTATTTAAAATAGATGATTATGAACACTTATTTCAAAACGAAACCCAAAAATTAAAGCCTATTAAAATAGAACATAATAGTAGTGCAAAATCTCAACTATCTATTAAATCATTTAATAATGAAATATTTGAAGAAGTATTTGAAGAAGATATGACAACACATGATACAAATGTATTATCAGAATTTGTTGATTTAGTTGATTTATCTAATACAAATTTTTTAGACAATAAAGATATTGATGAGAATGTTACATTAAAATCTAATTCTACTTGTTCATCAAGGTCTTCATATACAAATGAAGAAGACACATTAGAAGAAGATTTTGAAAATAATGACGAAGAAAATGCAAGTGAAATAGACGAAGATAAAAATAATTCTGATAGTGATAGTTCTGAAACATTAGATGAAGAGAGAATAGAAGCAATTATTCCCAAATTTCCAGTTCAAATTATAGGAATGGAATATTGTGAAAATACATTTGATGATTTAATTTTAAGCGAAGAATTAAGTAATGAAGAATGGTATTCGGCTTTTATGCAAATAATAATGATATTAATTACATATCAAAAAGCATTTAATTTTACACATAATGATTTACATACAAATAATGTTATGTATAATACGACTGATAAAAAATTTATTTATTATTGTTATAAAAAGAAATATTATAAAGTTCCAACATTTGGTCGTATATTTAAGATTATTGATTTTGGCAGAAGTATTTATAAATTCGATGGTAAGCTATTTTGCAGTGATAGTTTTCAAATGGGAGGCGATGCAGCAACGCAGTATAATACAGAACCTTATTTAAATGAAAAAAAACCTAGATTGGAACCAAATTATAGTTTTGATTTATGTCGTTTAGCTTGTTCAATTTTCGATTATGTTATTGACGATATAAATGAAATTAAAAATATAGATAAGATAAATGAACCTGTTAAAAATTTAATTAATGAATGGTGTTTAGATGATAAAGGTATTAACATGTTATATAAAAATAATGGATTAGATCGTTATCCTGACTTTAAATTGTATAAAATGATTGCTAGATGTGTACATAATCATACTCCACAGGCTCAATTAGAACGTCCTGAATTCAGTATATATTCAAAATTTAAAGGTGATGTACCTATGGATCAAGTTATTAACATAGATAATATTCCATCTTATGTATAAATTTAGAAATAGAATTATTTTTTTGGTATAACTTCATAATACAATAATATTTATATATATTATGAACTCGTTTGGATTTATTATTACAAGACACGTAAATTCTGAAACTACAAATCGTTATTGGAACCATTGTGTAAAACTTATTAGAAGATTTTATCCATTAAGAAAAATTATTATTATTGATGACAATAGTAATCAAAATTTTGTAAAAGCGGATTTTGATTATAAAAATATTGAAATAGTGAAGTCTGAATTTCCTGGTAGAGGTGAATTACTTCCTTATTATTATTATGTAAAAAATAAATATTTTGATAATGCTGTAATAATGCATGACAGTGTATTTATTCATAAAAGAGTTGCTTTTGAAAAATTATACGGTATGAAAGTATTACCTTTATGGCATTTTAATTCAGACAACGAGAATATAGAAAATACTAGAAGGATAATTAGTATTTTAAACAATAATTATATAATAAATGCAAAACTGAAGGATGAAATTAAACTAGGAATGCCATTTGATAAATGGTTTGGTTGTTTTGGTGTTCAAACATACATAAGTCATGATTTTTTAGTTACTATTGAAAAGAAATATAAAATAACAAATATGATTAGTAATGTGTTATGCAGGTCAGATAGATGTTGTTTAGAGAGAATTATGGGTTGCATTTTTTGCACAGAATGTCCCCAAATTTTAAAATCTAAATCGTTACTAGGAGATATAACAAGACACGTAAATTGGTGCAAATATAATTTTGCACAATACCAAAATAACTTAAAAAAAGGCACTGTACCAAGGGTTGCAAAAATATGGTCGGGTAGATAAATGTAAATTATTTTCTATTTTTGTCTTATATTTTGTTTTATATTTTGTCTTATATTTTGTCTTATATTTTGTTTTATATTTTATATTTTTACACTAATTCTTTTCATAATATATTATATATAAAAAGAATTTTTTAAAATCCAGGATTATCAGTAAATACAGGTGTAATATTTGTTTTTGTAGAACCTCCGTGTAATACTGGATTTATTTGCTCTATTACAAAATTACCAAAAACTACACTAAAATATACTAAAAGAGAATCTCTAATAAGATACTTAAGTGGTTTACTTTCTTTTTCAATAAATCTCATTTCTATAAATTTTGCTATTAAAAATACAATAGAAATAATAGCAGCAATAAAAAAAATATTATTCATAATTTATTAAACCAAATTCTTATTTATTTTTAAACGCAATTAGTCATCTAAAACTTCAATATCGTCTATTAATAAGTCAGGTAATAAATCTATTTTAGGTTCTTCTATATTATGAATATCTAGTGCATCTAAGTTAAATGATTGTTCAGAAATTTGTAATTTTACATTATTGTTATCATCTTCATCTTCTTCTTCTTTTCTTTGCTTTGCGCGCATTTCGCTAATTTCTTCTAATCTTTCAATGTTTTTTGGTGCAACAATATTAGATATAATACCATCATCGCTTTTAACGTAATCAATATCATTAAAAGATAATTGATTACTACTAGTATTATTACCATTATTTGAATTAGATCCTGCTATATTTTGAAGAGATTCTTCTTTTATTGTTTCTTTTATAGGTTCTTCAATAATTTGTTCTTTAATTTCTTCTACTACATCTTCTTCTACAGTTTCATCCATATATGCTCTTAAGATTGCTTCTACAGGAATGCTTTCTCTCAATGTATTAAGTATACATTCTTGAACAATAATCTCTAATTCTCTATAATTTTTTTGAACTTGTAATGGTTGTATATTTACTTCAAATAAATAGACATTTTTATAAACCTTTCTAGCAACATTAATATAAGTTTTATGTATAAAATCATCGAGTTTTGGAATACTAATATCAATCTTTTTTTGCTTTTGTCCCACACGCATAGTGGTTAAAATCTTGAGTTGAATAACATGAACACATGTTATCAAATCTTCTAAATAATTGCATCCAGATTTTTCACATATACGTTTTCTCTCTGTTTCAACAATTTGAGAGTTCCATTTTGGAATACGAGAGATTAAATTTTGAAAAGTCATCAAATATTTATCATGTTCACCATTATCTTTACATAATTTAATAGATTCTTCTAAAATAGATTTATATCCGTCAATAATCAAGGGAGTTAAAATCGTAACTAATCTAGAACCCCATTCATTTTTGGATTCATGAAGCGCGCTTACATTAAAATCATCCATTTACATAAAACTTATATTTTCTAAAGATGTTTCTGAACTTAAAAAAATAAAATTTAAAATAAATAAAATTAATAATTTTTCATTTCTAAATTCTTTCCTTACACGATTAAAACATATTAGAAGTTCATATCGTTTTTCAATGGTTATTAGTCCTTCAATAAATTTTGAGTTTTCAAGCAAATTCATTATATCTAAAGCACTATAGGCTTTTTCATATAATTTATTACATATTGTAGTTAAATCTTCTAAATTTACCTTGTTATTTACGAATTTATTTAATTCTTTTTTTAACCATTCAAGACGTTGCATTTTTATGTCTTTCATTTTAAAAACCTCATTTAAATTATATTGATATAAATTTATAATATTGTTATTAAATACTGGTTCAGGAACATATATTTCACAAAAACGTGATAATATAGGTTTCATTAAATTATATTTATCTTCTGCAATAATAAAAAATCTGGTATTGTGACTGAATAATTCAATACATCTACGTAATGCAGATTGCGCATCCATTGTCAATTTATCTGCATTTAAAAGAATTATACTCTTAAAAATATTGCCACCATTTGAGTTAATATGGGTTTTTGCGAAAAATTTTAATTCATCTCTTATAAATTTAATACCTTTTCCATGCGAACAATTTACATACATAACAAATGATTTAATTTTCTCTCTATCATTGCTATAAATTTTGTGGATGAATTCATTTACAATCGTTCTTTTACCACTTCCTGATGGACCATGAAATATAATATTTGGTATTTTATGTATTTCATAAAAGTAATTTAATTTATTTTTTATAGATTGATGTATTTGTAATAACATATGTTGGTAATATTATGTATTGTGTGTTTTTATATTTTAATATAACGTAATTAATAAAATATAAAAATAATTTATTGAGTTTTTTTTATAATATAATTGCATAATGATTTGTAATATAAGTTATAAGACAAATTTGCATTAATTTTATTTTTATCCATTGTAACAGAACAACCTCCTGTTTCTAAGTAAGAAACATCAAATTTTGCTATTTTATAATCCAATGCCTTATATATTATTTTTTCTATTTCATTTTCTCTTTCTTTTTTAACATGTAAATGTAATGAAAATTTTTTTAATGGAAAACCAAAAAAAGCACAAGTCTCAATAATATATTCAAAGTCTTCTTCTGTCAGACTTCCGCAAGTATCTGATAAACATATATTATCTACATTTAACATATTTAATTTAAGAATGCGATTTACTATAAAATCATTATCTATCTTACCTTCAATAGGACATTCGTTTATACAAGAAATATATAATTTTACAAAACCCTTTTTTCTTCTACAATTATTGTTATCTAGTTCGTATAACATTTCATAAATATCTTTATCAGAATCTTCTAAAGTCATTTTAGTATTTTTTAACTGAAAACTATTAGAAACAGAAGTAATAAATGAAAAATTAGAAAAATTTGGGTTATTAATTACACATTTAAGTTTTTCCTTATTTGGTATAACTATAAAAACATTTTGTCTTTTTTCTTTTTTATCAGGGTGCTCTATTAATTGAAAATTATTTACAGTTTCACCAATTTTGATTGTATCATTAAATACTGGCAACACTTTTTCGGATACAATTGATCCTACTTCTATATTTTTTGGATTATAAATAGATGTAATATTATGATATAATGCTAATTTATTATATGTCGAATATTTATTTTGTTCTTCTTTTGATAAGGCCTGTAATCCATCTCTTAATGTAACATCAAATGGATTAGGTTTACCTAAATCATTATATAATTTACTATATTTATACCGTGATAAACACCATTTTTTAAAACTTTTATAACAATTTGGATACATATTATTTAACATAATCTAATAATTTATTTAATCTATTAACTTTAAGTAAATTATTCTAAATGTTTTTTAAACAGATGTGGTTAGAGAATGTGTATAAGGGTTCGATTTGAAGGCATTTAATATATCAGGTTGGATACGATCACACATTTGACATTCATTATAATATTGTGGAGCATGAATAGCGCCATATGTTTGAACTGAAGGAGGTAACCCAGACAATCTCGAATAAGCAGGATTAACTCTTCCTTCAAATCTATCACAATCGTCTTTGCAATTTACGTTCATCTCTTGGTTGAATAATTGCATTCCACCTTGATTTGGTCTATTATAAATAGTTTCTGATTTTATATCATTATTATGTTGACGGTATGCTGCTTCATAACTCATATCACCATAAGCTGTAGCGTAACCACCTGCAGAAGTAAAATATTCAGCACTTGTAGTATCTCTTTGCGTCAAACCAGGAGCACTATAATTATTAACATACATACTTTCTTTTTGATTATCAACTCTAAACTCAGGTGAGTACATAGTTGTTTCTTTTAGAGTAGTAGGTGTAGCATCCAAAGGATTATATACATAACCTTTTGGAACTGCAGTTTGTGCTTCACCATAAATGCGAACATTATTTATTGTTTCGTCTTTACGGGTTGGTTTAAAAATATCCATTATAGGTGCTATAACGGCACCAATAGCACCACTAAAACCACTTCTCATAGTTTCTGGTTGTTTTGCAGTGCTTCTATGATTTTCATAATTTGTATAACTGCGCAAAAAGTTTTCACCATCATTGTGAGGTCCATGTCCGGTAGCCTTTGAATGATTTACACTTTGCGATAAAACTTCATTACGTTTAGAAGGTTCGTAATTTTGAGGAGCTGTAGGAGCATTAACATCTTGAGCGCCAGCTGGACCCATATAGTCGGTTAAAATATCATTGCGTCTAATTACTCCCATTTCTTGAATTGGTCGCAATGATTGTCCTTTTTCACCACCAGTTGTAGTAAGCCATCTATCTTGAGTATTAATAAAAAATGTGTCAGGTCTTTGTTTTTCAACACGACCTAATGATTCAGTTCCAGCTGAATGTTTTATATAAGAATTTGCAGGACCTTCATGATTAATTAATTTATATTCCAATTTTGGATTGGTATCAACTCTTAATTGGTCAACTGTATAAGGTAGCCATTTATCACGTGCTTCCATACCAGAATTATAACCATTACTTCCATTAAATCCAAAACCTTGGTCTAAACCAGGACCAACAGTAATCGAATCAAATGGTTTAACATTATTATTATTTTTACCTGGATATTGTCGTGATTGCCAAAAATCAGTTTGACTTGGCATACCATAAGCCCAATTCATGTTTGCTTCAGGTTTAAATAAAGGTGCTTGTTCTATTTTTTTGATAGTTTGTGAACCAACACCTTGCATGTTATCGAGAACTGATTCTGTAATATTTATATCATATGTTTTACCCTTTACTTTTCCTCCATAAAATGGAACCATATTATTATGTTTAAATTGTTCAGAATTTAAATAATTACCAGATAATGAATAAATATCTTGAATATATTTACTTACTGGTATATGATTTTGCACTTTTTGCTCATATAAATTTTGGTTAAAATATTTATCTGTAGCAACATTTGGGTTTGGATATTCTTGAACCGTATCTAATACTTGATTTAGATTAGATATTGGGAAGTTTTGAGGAATAATATCTGTGTTTGGCAAATAATTACCGTGTGTTTCACTTTGTTTTGTAGGGATATTACTTCTAATTCCCATATTTGCAAAATTTTCTTGTCTTTGTTGTCTTATTTCTTTTTTACTACAATTTTCGTTTGTTTGATTTGATACAACATACATACCACCTAATGCTATTAGAGGAATTGCTATTTCCATATTATATATATAGAGTATTATATTTTATTCATATAATACTCTAAAATAAAATTTATAAATTAAATTACATTCTTTCACATGAATTTGTTTGTTGGCATGTAGTAGGACCTCCAACATAGCCTCCTTTAATTAAATTATAATTAGAAGGCAAATAATTATATTTTTTTTCATTCAAAACACACTCTCTCTTTGGAGTAAAATAATCTTTTTCTAAAATTCTTGTACTTACATTATTTTGAAATGGTAGACATGTATTTATTTGAGGATTTATAGGTAGATAATACCAGTCTACTTGTTCTAAATCACGATACCACCATGCAGGATTTGTAGCTCTCGATTCCTCAGTAAATGTATTATTACATACAGGATATTCAATTGCTTTATTTTCAACATTAAAATTTTTATAATTATCTTTTCCTAAACAATCTTTGCTAGCACGTCTATTTACTCCTAAAAGATCACTTTCTAAATTGATGGTATTTGTGCGTAAATTTGCTCCCCATTTTTGTATAATAATTTGAGGATCTTCTATGTAACAAGGATTTGCACCATTTCCAGGAACATTTAATATCCACCTACCTGGGTCAGTTGCTTGTTGCAATTGTTTTTTTGTTCTACAATCATCATAAAAAAATCTAGTGCAAGCCATTTTATATTATATACTTCTATAAAAAGTATAACAAAATAAATTAAAACACTAATAATTTAATAATTTAATAATTTAATAATTTAATAATTTAATAATTTAATAATTTAATAATTTAATAATTTAAATAAATAACATAAACATAAATATTAATATGGAACTTATTTTAGATCAAGATAAAAAATTACCAACGTTATGTTTAAATATGATTGTTAAAAATGAAAGTAAGATAATTACTAGATTATTTGATTCTATTTTTTCTATTATAGATTGTTATTGTATTTGTGATACCGGTTCTACTGATAATACTGTTCAAATAATTTATGAATATTTTCATAACAAAAATATACCAGGAAAAATAGTAAATGAACCATTCAAAAATTTTTGCCATAATAGAAATTTTGCTTTGCAGTCTTGTTTAGGTATGTCTGATTATGTATTATTACTTGATGCTGATATGATACTTGAAGTCACAAATTTTAATAAAAATATCTTGAAAACTTATGATAGTTTTCATATTCTTCAAGGAAATGATGATTTTTATTATCAAAATATGAGAATTGTAAAAAATAACGGATTATATAAATATATAGGTGTTACACATGAATATATTGATACACCATCTAATAATAGAGTTGGAGGTTTTAATAAAACCGATTTATTTATTAGAGATTTTGGAGATGGTGGCTCTAAACATGATAAATTTGAGAGAGATGTCAAATTACTTCTTGATGGAATAAAAGAAGAACCAAACAATGTTCGTTATTATTTTTATTTGGCTAATAGTTATCATGATTGTGGAAGATTTGGTGAAGCAATTAATGTTTATAAAAAACGTATTGAGCTTGGAGGTTGGATAGAAGAAGTATGGTATAGTTATTATAGAATTGGATTATGTTTTAAAAATATGGGTAAAATGAATGATGCCATTTGTTATTGGTTGTTAGGTTATGATTATTATCCTGAACGACTAGAGGGACTATATGAAATACTTCACCATTATAGAAATATATCTAAGCATAAACTTGGTGATGTAATTTATCAAATGGCAAGAAAAATATTAGATTTAAATAAAAATAGAGATCATTATTTGTTCTTACACAATGATATTTATACTACAAAATTATTTTATGAGTATACTATTATTGCATCTTATCTTGGTGTCAAAGATATTGGATATGAAATAATAAAAATTCTTAATAGTTCTAGAGATACATATGAAATTAATAATTTATTTAGTAATATGAAATTTTATAAAGATATTTTATGTCAAAAAAATAGAATTATTTTTGATAACTCGATTATAAGTAATATTAATAATGAAAATATTAGTTTGACTTCTTCTTCTAGCTGTTTAATATCTGACTGCGCTAACAATGGTTATAAAATGAATATTAGATTTGTTAATTATCATATAACTGAAAATGGTTATTATTTAAATTGTGATAAACATATTATATCTGTTAATAAATATATTGAACTAGATAAAGAATTTAATATTAAACGCGAAAACTGGATGGAATTACAATTTGATAATAGACGATATATTGGTGTTGAAGATGTTAGAATATTTAACGATATTGAAAATAATGAATTATTATATATTGGAACAGGTTATCATCAGAATGAACAAATAGGTATTGTTTCTGGAAAATTTGATATTGCAAATTTAAAACTATGTGGAAATGAAATTAAGCAGGATTTTAACAATTCTGGATGCGAAAAAAATTGGGTTTTTATAGATTTTAATAATTCAACACATGTTATTTATGATTGGAACCCCATTAACATTTGCAAAATAAATAGTGAAAATAATAAACTTGAAAAAGTCGCAAAGAGAGAAACACCTCGTATTTTTTCAAGGAGTAGAGGTTCCACGTGTGGGTTTAAATATCCAACGAAAACTGAAACAAATCAAAACGGTAATATTGCAATTAAAATTGAAGAATATGAAATTTGGTTCGTTAATCATATAGTTTCTTATGAAAACCCCCGACATTATTATCATATTATTTCTGTTTTTGATACGAATATGAATTTATTGAGATATTCTGCACCATTTAAATTTGAAGGAGACTCTATTGAATATTGCTTAAGTATTGTAGTTGAAGACGAACGAGTTTTAATGAATTATAGTACATGGGATAGAACTACAAGAATTGGAGTTTACGATAAAAAATATATAGATTCAATCGTAAAATATATTTAATAATTAAATAATAAACTTGAATTATGATCACAATTATATATATTAAACAGTTCTTTATTTTCTATATAAATTAAATACCAGATATTAACTTCCCACATTATAGTATTTTTTTCTGTCATAATTGTTATACATTTTTCTTTCATTAAATCAGCAAATTTAATTAAAGAGTTACAGTTTCCTCCAAACACGCCACCAGCAAAATACCATGCTACGTTTTTATATATATCATTATTATATTGATAATTTATATTCCATATCCCTCCAATTCTAATGTTATTGTATATTTTATATTCTAATGAATTTAGACAGTCAATAAACTCATTATCGTCATTAAAAATATGTCGTATACCAAAATCTATCCATATAAAATTCTCAGTTTTAAAATGATTTAACAAAATAGCATCGCGCATCCATTCTGTTTTATTACACATAGTAAACATAAACTCAATTGTATCTTTAGTATAATCTGTTGAATTTATTTCAAAATTTGTCAAGTGTTTTAAATAATCATATAAATAGGACTGTTGTTTTGATGTTTTAATTATTAATGTATTATTTTTATCATAGTCATCTCCTATTAAAGTAAACATTTCTTCATCAACATAAATAATCTTTTTTATAGTAGATTTTAATAAAAGTTTACCAAATTTATAATACCTAATTAATGTATCATTATATTTACTATTAACATCGCTTATAAAAGAAGAAACAATTGTGTTCATATTTAAATATATTAAATAATAATATTAATTCTAATATATTTAAACTATATTTTAATAGTATCCAACAATATTACAATAATATAATGTACCATCAGTAATAATTGTTATAGTTGCATATTGTAAATTTCCTAAGCCTCCTAAATTCATGTTAGTATTTAAATTTGTTGTTATAGAAGATGGGGTAATAATATTTGCAATTACACAAGGATATAAAATTGTTCCAGCTGAACCATTTACAAAAATAATTGCTTGATTTCCTGCTGGAAGTGAATTCAAGCTTATATCATTAATATAATCACCAGAAGATAAAGTAACAGAATAATAAGCAATTGTATTTAATTGTGCTGGAATTGTTAACGTGACAGGAGTATACGGGTCTAATGATAAAACAGTTGTATTTATTTGCAGGGGACCAGTAGGACCAGTAGGACCTGTAACACCAGTAGGACCACCACTAGGACCAGTTGGTCCCATACAACCTCTTCCTGTAGGCCCTGTAAAACTCACTCCTGTAGGCCCCGTATTTCCCGGCTGTCCAATTGATACTTGTCCTGGTGGTCCAGTAGGTCCTTGATTTCCTTGATTATTTAAATTGCAACAACGTTGAGCACCTAAATATTGACTATAAGTTCCATAATATCTTGACATATATATTATATTAATTTAAAATAATATAATATTTTGTTATTTATTTATTATTTTCAATAATCTCTCTTTGTCTACATTGTTATAATCAAATAAATATTCATCACACCATTCTGTATTTGAGTTTGTAGGAGACACATATAGTTTTTCTTTTTTACAATCTTTTCCAATATACCCATTTTCTAATAAAGCGTCTTCTGGTATTACATAAAATTTGCCATTTTTACAATTCAACCAATATAAATCATTATCACCTTCTTCATAACATTTGTTTTTACATTTACCATTTATTCTGCAATCATATTTGGTCAAATTAAACATATACGAATTTACATTATTTTTGCAAATTGTCCCCACCTTTTCTTGAACTTTTTTAGAATCAATCATAAAATCATATACTAATCCTTCCATTTCATTATTCTTGAATTTTATAAAATTTATTTTTGTTTCTCTTATTTCGCGATATTTTTGTTCTTGTTGTTGTGTTATACTTGTTGGTTTATCTAACACATTAAACACAAACTTATTCATTAAGGTATAATAATTATTTAATTTTTCAATCAAATTTTCTTTATTTACTTCATATTTGTTATATTTTGATTTTTGCGCTACTCCAATAGTTTTTATTCCTTTTACTTCTTCATAAGGAATTAACCACAATTTTTTATCTTCATCACAAATACATAATAATAAACAATTATCATATTCTCCATTATTTAATTTGAAATAATATTGTTCTCTATCTGTTTTTTTATATGTAGTTTTTACTTGAATTCCTAACCATAAATCTTCTATTTCTTCAAATTTTTTTATAGCTATATCAGATTTGCAACCATCAAATGATTTAATAATTGTAAAATAGTCTCCTATTAATTCTTTAAAATAATTAATACCATTAAATTCTTGCAATAAATTATTTTTATTTTCACCACTTCTTATTTGTTTTAATTTTAAGCCAGTATTTTTATTAACACATTTTGGACAATTTATACCTTGATTTAATGTAGTAAAATTTTTATAACTTACATTGTTTTCGTGTCCACAACAAGCATTATATTTAATTTTACAATTATTATTTTTATAATTTTCAACAAATTCTTCTTTAGTCATAGTTACTAAACAATCTTTTTCTGTAAATTTTTTAAAAACATCTTCATAAGTTGGAATTTCCAAAGCACAATTTCTACATTTTTTTCCTATTCCATTTATAAACTCCTTTAAAATTATATTATGTGTATGTCCACAAGAAGCTATATATTCTAATTTTCCCAACTGATTTTCGTATTTTTGACTTACCAAGATACATTTATTTTGAGTAAATATATCTTGAACTTGTGCGTATGTATATTTAATAGGCATATATAAGATATGTCTATCTCTTTATATCATTTTATTCTAATATTGTATTTGGGAGTGTCAAAGATAGTTTTGTGTTTTGATACTAAAATATGTTATCATAAATGGTCACAATTTTTATACTATTTTATGAACTGGGTAAGGGTGCGAGGCAGAGTTTTATCTCCCCAAGACTTGCAACATTATACTTCACAACAAGAGGCAAATCGTTCTCCAAATAGACCTCAATTTGTTGGCACAAATTTGTACACTTAATAAAATACCCAAGGTTCTTTAGAGAGAACTCGCCTTGAATAACCTTCGACGAATCTTGTTTCAAAATGAACCCCATACTACCATCTGATTCTGCGCGGTGAATTTCAGCAGAAGCAAATTGTCCAGAGCACTTAAATATAAGTTCATTACCAACAGACTTAATTTCCAGCTTATCAGAAATACATGACAAATCACGAATAATTTTTTGGAAATCAGCAGATGGTAAATTAATTATAGAAGAAAATTTCACATCAGGATATTGCAACTCTTCTGGCTCCGGCTCAATAAGTCGCAACTTTTGAGTCTTACATTGCTTAATCTCTCCGTTTTCAAACTTTAAGGCTAAATGAGAAACTATTCCATCAACATAATCAGAATTTTCAATATAAATAGTTAAAGTATCGTCATTGTCTATAGAATTAATAAGCTTAAATAAATGAAACATATTTACACCAATAATAATTTTCTCTTTCTTGCATTCATAAAATTCAAAATTTTGTGCTGCTAAATAAAGATGTGCCAAAATAGTATGGGACTTATCCATATTAATAATACGTATTCCATCCGGTTCAAAGGTAATATTAGTTTCTAAAAGAATATCTTTTAATGCTGTCATTAACGTTCGAAATGGCGCTATTTGAACAGTTTTAATAGTTAAAACATTATTGTCGGTTTGTGTTAGTACTTGATTTTTATTTGAAAATGCTGACATTATACAGATTTTAAAATATAAATCTTTAAATACTTATGAACAAAATAATTTAAAATAATTTTTAAACGAATTAATTTATATTATTTATACTAGAATTTTAACCTTTGGAACTCTTCTAGTACCGTGACCATATTTTCTTTTTGCTTTTTTTGCAAGTCTTAATGCTTTTGAATTAGGTTTACAACTAATTTCTAAAATACTATAATCTACTGCTGCAGCTTTTCCAGACGTCAGAGAGCTTGCTAATCGCGCTAGTCCCCACGATTGTGCACTTTGATTTGGTCTCGACCCTGATGAATAATAAGCTCCTTCTCCTTTATTTATAATTTTTGCCAATGCATTTTTTGAACATCCAGTAGCCTTTGCAAGTTCATTTGTGGCACCAATTTTTGATACTTTATATATTTTTTCCGCCTCCAATATATAGTGCGATTTTTTTGATTTAAATGAGGGAACAGCTCTTCTTGTATAGTACTTACCTTTTTTATAAAGTCGTCTAGATTTCATCAACATTTTTGACTGTGTGTTTCTATCTTTTCTTGTCAACTTCTTTGGCAAATATCTTAAATTTATTTTCATATATATATAATATTATAACAATTATTTATATTTATAAATAATTAATATATTGTATTAATAGCAATATAAAAACATTATATTTAAAAACTTAAAATGACTGATAATATTGAAACGAATTGCTATAATACTATTAAAGAATTGGTTGATAAATATAAAAATAACGAATATATGGTTCAAAGAATATATAATCATATTGTTACTTATTTACCAAATACTCTTGATATTGAATTAAAAAACTATGAAAAGAGAATAACACGTAATAATTTTTTAACAAATGAACAAAATATTTTTATTCAAGTTTTTTTGAGCAAAAATAAATATTTTTATTTACCAAATAATAATTTATTTTATGAATATGATGGTGAAAGATATTTAATTGTAAAAGAGGATGATATTATTCATAAACTTCTCTCTACTATATCAAAAGATAGAGTTCTTTTGCAATGGAAACATAAAACGAAAATGAATATTATCAAACAAATCAAAGAGAGAAATCTTTTTAGTTCTATACCAGAAACAGATACTATTCAAAATGTACTAAACGTTTTATATCCATCTTTTTTCTCAAGTAAAAATTCGGCAAAATATTTTCTTACTATCGTCGGTGATAATATTCTTAAAAAGAACCAAAATATAATTTTTTTAGTTACTCAAAATATGAAACAATTTTTAAATGAATTAGATAATGTAGCTGTTTCTTCTATAGGAAATAGCAATTCTACTAATAATTTTATGACTAAATATCATGAAAACCATGCATACGAAAATTGTAGATTAATTAAAATTAATGAAAATTTTTCAAATGGTGTTTGGAGAGAATTATTAAAAAAAATAGGACTAGATTTACTTTGCGTATCTACACATTATTCTAAACGTTATGAAAACTCTGATAAATTTATTGATAACAAATCTGACGAAGAATTAAAAAACTATGTTTATTATATAAAAAATAACAATCCTAATAATATTGTTACAGAATTTTGCAACAAATATATTATTGAAGCTGGGTCTGAATATAAAATGGAATGGAAAAACTTACATTTCTTATGGAAGCAATTTCTCTCTAATTATAATTTGCCAAATGTAATTTATTATAATACGCTTAAAAATTTAATCAAAGAGCGATATTTATACAATGAAGATATTGATTCTTTTATTTCTATAACTAGTAAACATTTACCTGTTCAAAGTGATTTTATTAAATTTTGGGAAAATACTATAAAGGTTCATAATTTAGATAATGATTTGTTATTTGAAAATATTGAATTATTTGATAATGAACTTGAAATTGATGAGTTATGTTCTCTATTTAAACATTGGTCAAAACAAAATTCAGAACAACTTATGTCTAATGGTAATATTAGCGAAGAAAATATATTAAAAATTCTTAAACATTTCTTTCCTTCTGTAGAAATTATAGAAGACAAATTTGTTTTAAATGCAACTTGTTCTTTATGGGATAAGATTAATGATATTAATATTTCATTTCAAAATATTAAAGATCAAATTATTAATGAACATAAATTTGCTCTTATTTCATTTGATGATGCATATAATTATTATTATAAATTTTGTAATACTAATGCATTTAAATTTATTGTTAGTAAAAGATATTTTGAAAAATATTTATATTATAAATTGAATCATCATATTGTATATGAAAAATTTATTGAAATTGAATGGATCAATAATATTTAATATATGTAAATTATATTGTAAATTATATTACATTATAATTCAATTGTATATTTACATGGTTGTAGCCATTATTTGAAGACCAGCACCTGAAGTTCCTACTCCTTTACCATCATACGAATGAGGAGAAAGAGGACCACCGTAAGCAACTCCTCCTTTCATATGTTTTCTGCTGCGTTTTCCTCCGGTCATTTTACCTTTACCCATCATAGGCATTGGCTTTGCAATACCAGCCATGGCGTTACCAAGAGGGGTTCCTTGTGCACCCATTTCCATAGGAGCACCAGTTCCACCTCTCATTTTACGACTTCCTTTATGTCCTTTGCGAAACAAAGTAAAATGTCCCTTCTTTGCTTTATATCCAAGTTTTACAAGATGTTTAATGCTCTTTTTACCAGAAGCATGTTTCTTTCTAGAAACAATACGTCCGTGCTTATTCATCATCAATTGTGATTTGGTAAGACCGCCACTAGTTTTTTTAGCTGTTCCATGCCATACTTCAGCTCTCGAACCATTAGTTTTTTCAAACATTATAATATTAAGTGAGAAAAATATTTTTCACATAATTAAAAACGCATATTAATGTTAATTAAATTGATTTAATGGTGGTTTCCCGCTACCTCCTACCATCCCTTCCATTCTGCCTAAATAATTAATATTTAACGGTTGCCCTAAATAAAAATTACCATATTGCAATTTCCCAGCTAGTCTACTAATTCTATTTATTTTCTGAGAATATCCATCTAATTTAAGTATTTGAGATAATCTCATTTTATATGATAAATTGGAAAAATTTGTGTTGGATGTTCTAATTATTTTATAATTTATTGGATTAGGTTCTACAAATTGAGCTACATTGTAATTATTCGCTATAAGACCCCCTACATATGATGCCATAATTGTATACTATTTCTATATATTTTTTTAAATAAATTTATTTATTTAAAAAAATTGATTAATTAAATTAAGTTAAAAATATAGTTAGATTTATACTATACAATGAGCACAACCGATTCACAATTATTCTTTGATGTTCAACAGAAGACTGATAAACAGCATATACTGGATAATCCAGACACATATATCGGTTCTGTTGAACAAATTGACGCTGATATGTGGATTATGAGCGATGATGATGAGAAAATTATCGAAAAAAATATTAGTTATATTCCTGGATTATTCAAGTTATTTGACGAGGGTATTGTGAATTGTCGTGATCATGTCGTAAGAATGAAAACTAGAGTTGATGCTAACTCTGAAAATGCGTTGCCTGTTAGTCATATTGATATATCTATTGAA